AAAATAGAAGATTTAAAAAAGCAAGTAGCTAAAGAAAATGAAATAATAAAGCAAGGCTATAGTGATAAAATTGTAGCTAAAAATACTGCTGATAAAAAAGAGTCTGATGATGCTGATAAAAAAGAGAAAGAAGCTAGTGATAAAGCTAAGGCAGCAAGAGATAAAAGAATAGCAGCAGATAAAGCCTCAGAAGCGGATATTGCTGCAGCTGCTAAGATAGTATCTGATTCTAAAAAGACTGCTCAACAAATTGAGTTAGATGATTTGGCTGCTGCCTATAAGAAAAAAATAGATGAGGCTACTAAACATAAGAATGATATTACTGCATTAGTAGATGCTCAGGAGATTCAGACAAAAGCTATTATTAAAAAGTATGCAGATGAAGCTGCTGCTAAAAAAGCACAGGATGATGCTAAAACTGCAGCTAATATGGCAGCATCTCATGCAGCTAATATAGCTAAGATAGATGCTTATAATGCTGAACTTGCTGCATTGACTGATACTGAAGAGCAGAAATTGTATGATAAGTATGAAGCTGATAAAATTAAATTTGCAGATAATGAACTAGCTTTATTTAATCTAAAGAAAAAATATGAGGAGGATACTACAGCATTAAAGAAAACTGAGGCAGATAAGCAGAAAGTTATAGATGATGCAGCTCATGCTGAGAAAATGAAAAACATTGAGGCAGGCTTTAAATTAACTCAAAGTGTAGGAGAAGCTATAGCCTTTATGGCAGATACTAATATCACTGCTCAATTAAAAAAAGTAAAGAAAGGTAGTAAAGAGGAAGAGGTACTGCTTAAGAAACAATTTGAACAAAATAAAAAAGCACAAATGGCTGCTGCTATTATTAATGCTGCTCAAGCTCAAGTATCTATTCTAGCTCAGTATCCTAAATTTGATGGAGGATTTGCTATGGTTGCTGCAATGGCAGGAGCTGCTATAACATCTGCAATGGCAATCGGTAAAATATCATCAACATCTTTTAGTGGAGGTGGCTCTAGTACTGATTCACCTGATTCTAGCTTAACATCCACAACAGCAGTAGCACCAGCATCAGGTCCTAACTTATTTGGGCAAGCCAACACAGGTAGCCAAGTGAATGCAGGAGGTAGCACAAATAACATAACAGTAACAGCTATAGTATCTGAGACTGAGATAACATCATCACAGAATCATATTAATAACATACAAAATAATTCAGTATTATGATAAGCTATCAATCCATCGTAGATAAGATAATTGCATTCTATGACAATCACCTACAAGTAAAGAAAGTAGGCTCAGACTTTAAGGAGCAAATGGTAAACTTTGCTACTAAGGATGAGAAGTATCCACTTGTCTATGTAGTACCTACAGGAGTTACTCCCTATGAGAATGTCACTATCTTTAATTTAGAGCTGTATTGCTTTGATATTATTCAGATGGATAGAGCTAACATCACTACTATCTTATCGGATACTCAGCAGATACTACAGGATTTATACCTAGAGTTTACATTCAGTGATGACTATGACTTTGATATAGATGGACAGCCTGTATTTATACCATTGAATAATGACCTACTAGACTATGCTGCAGGATGGCAGATGAATCTTTCAGTAGTGATTAAATCATGGACTAATTGCCAAATTCCTGAACAATATTCTTAATTGATATAATATAGTTATGGCATATAAGAAGACAGGTGAGTTTAATGTATTGTATCCTACTCGTAGGAGGATGGCTAACATCTTAAAGAGAATCTTAAGGAATGATATTGTACAAAACAATGGTACACTAGTAGAATCTATCAGAATAAATGCTAAGGTTACAGGATTCGGTAGCTTAGAGATTGAGATAGTAGCTATGTATTACTTTATCTTTTTAAATAACGGTGCTTTTTTATGGAATGGTGGAGTAATTACTCCTAGAGATTATGTAAATACTTTCACAAGAGAATTAGCAGCTGCAGGTATTACTAATGAAATCTATAGTCAATATGTAGAATGGATATCTCAGAACTATCCTATCTTAGAGGTAGCTGAAATATTAGAAAGTGATCAGAGACTTACATATACATTCTATGCACTAGATCCTCCTGCAGGATTTACTCCTAACTATCCATTAACTGTCTAAAGTCTTTTTCATTCCTAAGATATTAAAGACTAACACTACAGGCATCTTTAGGATGTCATTGAACTTGCTTAGGTCATCATTGCATAGAGCCATGATAGTGGACTCCCAAGCAAATTTCTGCTTTTGCTGTTCTCTCTTCTGCTCTTTAATCTCATCAGCATCCTCTAGCACCTCATCATCTGCTACCACATCTACTAATAGATTAGTATAGGTATTAGTAAAGTTCTCCCTAAATTTAATATACTCAGGTATCAATCCATAAACATCAGTAATTGGGTAATCTAAATACCAATCTAATCTATCTCTAGGACTATACTCATAAGGCTCAATGATATCATCACCATAAACATTCTTAGATGTTCTCCTGTATAGCAATGCTAAGATGTGGCAGAAGTGTTCTAGGTAGTTATTAGAGAAGTAATGCTCTAGGTCTATGAACTCACCTAGTGATAGCTTACTAAATGGCTTGAGTACATACTTATCTAGCTTGCTCTTATACCTCCTAGATGGATCAGACTGTATCCATTTAATCTGCTTAGTCAATTCACTTAGCTCATCTATATCTAGCTCCTCAAATTCAGAGATATTGCTATCTGTTAAAGCAGAAAGTACATCAATCTGATAGTTAAACATTCCATCCTCACTGCTCAGACTCCTGATCTCCAGGAACTGACTCACTGATATCTGATTCCAATGCTTTGGTAACTTGAGATTCTGCATGGTTTGTTATTTTGTAGGTTACAAAGGTAAGGTAAGGGATAGCTATATCTGCTTTGAGCTTGCTGAATAGTTTAGCTTTGTGCTTAAGATGTGCAGAATCATAATGTTCAGCATTAGATAGGTCAGTTCGTTTGAACATTAGAGCCATAATTTCAGAGATATATTCTTTATTATCTTTCTTAACTATCTTTTCAACAATCCGAGAATCTTTTACTGAGAGCTTCATCTCAGCTCTATAAGTATAGCCATCTATCTCTATCTCTTCAACAGCATCTTTCTTAGTATAGTTATCTTTATTAAACAACTTAACATTCTCTAAGAACAGCTCAAAGTCTATATCCATCTCCTCCTCTGTAATGCCTAAGTATTCAAAGACTTTACAATGTTTTTCTAGAGTATCATACTCATCATTATTATGGATAGCAGATATCTTTTGGAACTGCTCTAGTGTTAATTCATCCATCTTAGATGGGATTTCTTTGCCAAATAATTGTATCATAGTTTTAATTTTTGAACAAATATAAAAAAAATATAATATAGTTATGACAAAAGATATACCAATCTATAAAATTACCATAGAGCCTGAGTATTCAGATGGTGAAGAGTTAGGGATTGAGCAAATAGCTTTCACCTCTACTCCTGCCATTATTACCAAAGGTCTAGCATTTGATGAACATAAAAAATTGTTTTTCTCAGATGACTTGAAGTATAGAGTAGTAGCTCCTGCTATGATACCTATGGAGATATATAGGAATGATGAGGGTGGTGATGAATATTATGTACAGTTCTCAGTTGAGACCATAGAAAACATACATTCTAAATTCATGAAAGACCTATCTAATCGTAATGTCTTTAACCTAGAGCATGATACTGATAAGACTGTTCCTGCTTATGTACTTGAGGCATGGATAGTAGAAGATCCTAAGAAAGATAAAGCCTACTCTAGCTATGGTATTGAAGTACCTAAAGGCACATTAATGGTAACAGCTCAGGTAACTGATAAAGATTACTATAATGAGCTAGTAAAGAATGAGCAGATAGGTTTCTCTATTGAGGGATTCTTAGGCTTAAAACTAAGTAATCAATTAAATAATAAATATAGTATGAATAAATTACCTGATGGAGAACATCTAATTGAGGGTAAAATCTATGTCGTAGTAGACGGTGAGATTATCGAGATTAAAGATGCACCTGTTGTTGAAGAAGAAGCAATGACAGAAGAGATTGCACTAGAGACAGTAGTAGAAGAAGAAGTAATAGAGGAGACACCTGCCACAGAAGAGATGGCTATTGATCCTGCTGCTGATGCTGAAGCTATCCTAGCTATAGTTCAACCTGTAATTGATGAGCAAATCAATGCTATTATAGCAATGATAGCTGATTTAAGAAATCATATGGAGGAAGTAATGTCTGAAGGTGAGGAAGTAGTGGAAGTAGAAGCTACTAAACTTACACAGCATGACAAATTCAGTATGGTAAGTAAATTTTTAAACAATAATAACTAAATAAAAAACAAAAAAAATGAGTAGAAAATTAAAATTTGACTTGGACATTGATGCATCTGCATTATTACAAGCTAACAGCGAAGCATTCTATAGCCGAGCTTATTTGAATGAGGAAGTAGTAGACAACTATCGTACACTACCAGGTGTAAAATTTAAGACTAAGATTTCTAATGTTGTCTTTGGACAAGTTTTACAAGCAGAGAATTGCGGATGGAACGCTTCAACTGATGAGCTTGCATCTGTAGAGATTGATGTATGTGGATTATCAGCAATGGCAGAGATTTGTCAATTTGACCTAGAGCAGTCTTTTGTATCATTACAAATGACTAAAGGATCAAATGGTGATTTCACTGTAGCATCTTTTATGGATTACTATTGGAATGAGATGTCTAAGACAATCGCTGAAAACATTGAGAAGTTACGTTGGTCAGGTGATACTACATCAGGAACTCCTGCTCTTGCTTTATGTGATGGATATAAGAAGTCACTAGTAGCTGATGCTGCTAATGTAATTGAAGTAGGTGGAGCTACACCTCCAGCTGTTAATGCAGGAAATGTACTTGCTACATTGGC